CCCATCGTGCCGGTGTACGGCAAGCGGTGGTTCGTCGACAACGTCGAGCGCTGCATGGGTCATATCCGCTTGGCCAAGGATGCTCAGCGCCTGAAGAACATGCAGCTCAGCAAGCTGGGCGAGATCAGTGCGCTCGGGTCGGTTGAGAAGCCCATCTTCACGCCGGAGCAGATCGCCTCCCACCAAGTCATGTGGGCTGAGGACAACATCAAGAACTACCCGTACCTGCTGGTCAACCCGTTGACCGACGGCAACGGCAACGTGACGGCCGTGGGCCCGGTTGCCTACACCAAGGCACCTGAGATTCCGGCTGCCATGGCGGCTCTGCTGCAGATCACTGAGCAGGACATGCAGGACGTGCTTGGCAACCAACAAGCCGGCGAGCAGCTGCAGCCCAACATCAGCGGCAAGGCGGTTGAACTGATCCAGAATAAGCTGGACATGCAAGCCTTCATCTACATGAGCAACATGGCCAAGGCAGTCAAGCGCTCGGGTGAAATCTGGCTGAGCATGGCCAAGGACATCCTGGTTGACGAGGGCCGCAAGATGAAGGGCATCGGCGAGCAGGGCGAGGTAGAAAGCATCGAGCTGATGAAGCCCATGGCCAACGAGGCCGGTGAGGTGGAGCATGAGAACGACCTGGCTGAGGCCGACTTCGACGTCTCCGTCGACGTGGGTCCGTCCAGCGCCAGCAAGCGCCAGTCCACGGTCCGCGCCCTGACCGGCATGATGCAAATCACGCAAGATCCCGAGACCCTGCAGGTCCTGGGTGCCATGGCCATGATGAACATGGAAGGCGAGGGCATCACTGAAGTTCGTGACTATTTCCGCCAAAAACTGATTAAGATGGGTGTTGTGAAGCCGACCGATGAGGAGCTGAAGAACCTGGTTCAGGAAGCTCAGAACACGCCGCCTGATGCCAATACCCAGTTCCTGATGGCTTCGGCTGATCAGGCTCAGGCCGACGCGGTCAAGGCTCGTGCCGAGACGGTGCTGACTGTGGCCAAGGCGCAAGAATCCAAGGCCAAGACAGCAGAGACGTTGGCCAACATCGACATCGCCCAGCGGCAACAGCTGCTGGATACGGTCCAAGCTCTTGGACAGGGCATTCCTGGTGGTGAGACGCCGCCGCCCGCTCCTGGAGCTCAATGAGGCATCCACCCGGCCTCCTTATCGGGTGAGTTTGAATGGGGTCAATGAACCATGAGTAAAAAGGCAGAAGGTCAGACGAACGAAGAAGACAACACCGTGGTGCTCGGTACCGAGGGCGAAGGTGAGGACAGCCAGGGCCAAGAGGGCAACCTCGAAGGTCAAGGCAGCCAGACCGAAGGCCAAGGCACTGAGGGCGAAGGTGCTGGCGACGAAGTCGTTGTGACCATTGGTGAGGAAGCGCCGCCCACCGAAGAAGAACAGCACGCTCAAGCGCCGGAATGGGTGCGCGAGTTGCGGAAGAGCCATCGTGAGCTGCAGCGGAAGAACCGCGAGCTGGAAGAGCAGGTGAAGGCCAAGAATGGAACCGAGACCAAGCCGGTTCAACTGGGTCCCAAGCCGACGCTCGAAGGCTGCGACTATGACGCTGAGAAGTACGAGGCAGAGCTGACCAAGTGGTACGAGCAGAAACGTCAGGCCGATGAGGCGGCAGCCAAGGCAGAAGCCGAGGCCAAGTCGCAGCAAGAAGCCTGGCAGGCGAAGCTCAACGCCTACGGCAAGGCCAAGACCGAGCTGAAGGTGAAGGACTTCGATGACGCCGAAGGTGTCGTGCAGGAGACGCTCTCCTCCACGCAGCAAGGCATCATTCTGCAAGGCGCCGAAAACCCGGCTCTGTTGGTCTACGCGCTCGGCAAGAACCCGAAGAAAGCGAAGGAGCTGGCTTCGATCACTGACCCCGTGAAGTACGCCTTTGCGGTCGCAAAACTGGAGACTCAATTGAAGGTTACCAATCGCAAGGCAGCACCGCCGCCTGAGAAAACGGTGCGTGGAACCGGCCCGACCTCGGGTGCGGTGGACTCTCAACTCGAGCGGCTGCGCGCCGACGCTGAACGGACCGGTGACTATTCCAAGGTCATGGCCTACAAGCGTTCCAAGCGCGGCTCTTGATTCAATCTCACTTTCATCGTATAGGAGCCAAACATGGCAAACGCATTTAACAAAGAGGAACGCGTCGCGTTCGAGAACATCATCGAGGGCTTCCAGGACGCCCTGGTTCTGAGCCGCAACGTGTCGGTGTACAACACCAACAGCACCGAGATGGAGCGCTCCGGCGACACCATCTGGCGTCCGCAGCCCTACATTGCCCAGTCCTTCACCGGTACTGACATGACGGCCAACTTCAAGGACTACATCCAGCTGTCCGTCCCGGCCACCCTGGGCTTCAGCAAGGCCGTGCCCTGGACCATGACCGCCAAGGAACTGCGCGATGCGCTGCAAGAGCAACGTCTGGGCGACGCCGCCAAGCAGAAGCTGGCCAGCGACATCAACGTCGCGCTGATGAACGTGGCTGCCAACCAAGGCACCCTGGTCGTCAAGCGTACGACTGCCGCCACTGGCTTCGACGACCTCGCACTGGCCGACGCGCTGTTCAACGAGCAGGGTGTCCAGGCCTTCGATCGCTACTGCGCACTGTCCAGCCGTGACTACAACAACATGGCCAGCAACCTGGCCGGTCGTGGCACCATGCAGGGCAAGCCGACCACCGCCTACGAGAAGGCCTACGTTGGCAACGTGGCAGGCTTCGAGACCTACAAGCTCGACTATGCCAACCGCCTGACCGCGGCCGCCGGCGTGACCGTGACCGTCAACGGTGCCAACCAGTACTACACCCCGAAGGCCACCAGCACGGCTGCCACGGGTGAAGTCGGTAACGTGGACAACCGCTATCAGAACCTGACGATCGCTGTGACTTCCGGTACCGTCAAGGTTGGTGACTGCTTCACGATCGCTGGCGTCAACGCCGTGCACCACATCACCAAGCAGGACACCGGCCAGCTGAAGACCTTCCGCGTCACGGCCATCGTGTCCGGTGGTGGTGGTTCTGGTGTTGTGACCATCAGCCCGCCGATCATCTCTGGCGGTGGCGGCACCGATGCTGAACTCGAGTACCAGAACGTCACGGCCACTCCGGCCAACGGTGCCGCCATCACCTGGCTGAACACTGTGGCTGCCAACGTGAACGCCTTCTGGCAGAAGGACGCGCTCGAACTCCTGCCCGGTCGCTACGCCGTGCCGGAAGATGCTGGTACCGCGGTCATGCGCGCGACGACTGACCAGGGCATCGAGGTGGTGTTCCAGAAGTTCTACGACATCAACACGATGAAGACGAAGTACCGTCTCGACACGCTGTTCGGTGTGGTGAACAAGCAGCCTGAGATGTCCGGCATCATCCTGTTCAGCCAGACCTAATCTGACCTGAGCAACCCGGAGGCTTCGGCCTCCGGTCTTCAACCGAATCAGGAGAATCACATGAAGAATGCAACCATGCTTTACAAGTCGCCGGGCCCGCACGAGATTCATGGCGGCCACTTCGACTACATCATCGTCGACGCCGACCAGGAAGGCGCCATCGAAGCCGCCAAGGCTGAAGGTTGGTTTGAGACCACGACCGAAGCCAAAGAGGCCGGCGATGCCGTCAAGGCCAAGCGTGAGGCCGAGTTGAATGCGCCTCCCACCCGTGCTGAACTCGAGACCAAGGCCAATGAGCTGGGCATCAAGTTCAACGACAAGACGTCGGACAAGAAGCTGGCCGACCTCATCGCTGCTACCGTCGAGGAGTAAGCCATGGGCTGGACGAAGCGCCAATTCATCGAGCAGGCCTTCGAGGAAATCGGTCTGGCAGCCTATGTCTTCGACCTGACGCCCGAGCAGCTCCAGAGCGCGCTTCGTCGTCTTGACGCCATGATGGCCGGCTGGAATGCCAACGGGATCCGTATCGGTTGGCCCATGGCAACTCAGCCTGACGACGCCTCGCTCGATACGGATCCCAAGGCCCCCGACGTCGCCAACGAGGCGATCTACCTAAACCTGGCCATCCGCTTGGCGCCAGGGTTTGGGAAAACCATCTCGACGGAGACCAAGGCTGACGCTGACGCGGCTTACAGCAACCTGCTCAACCAGACCTCGGCACCCACGCCTGAGCGGCAGTACCCGAACACGCTTCCGCGTGGTCAGGGCTCCAAGCCGTGGCGCAGCCGCAACAGCAACCCGTTCTTGCCCAACCCGGACACGCCGCTCCAGGCTGGCGAGGACGACTACATCGACTTCGAGTAAGGAGCCCTCATGGCAACCATCAATCAACTTTCGGCCGTGGATCAGGTCGTCTCCAGCGACCAGATCCCGATCTACTCCAGCGAGCAAGGTGACGCCCGCAAGGCATCACTGGCCGTCATCGCTGCGTTCGTCCAAAGCCTGATCACGGCTAGTGATGACAAGCTGACACAGTATGCTGCGCCGTCCGCCACCGGCTTCAGCGTGCAGGTCAACAATGACTCTGACAGCGTGTGGCTCGTGCTCACGCCGACCGGGGCCTTTGCAGCTGGCACGCTGATCCTGCCGGCTTTGGCCAGCTGCGTCGACCGCCAGGAAATCTTGGTCAACTGCACGCAGACCATCACCACGCTAACCATCAACGGCAACGGCTCGACGGTTACCGGCGCACCCACCACCCTGGCGGCCAACGGCTATTTCCGCCTGCGTTTCGACGCCGTGACCAAGACCTGGTATCGCGTCGGCTAACCCATCACTTCAAAGGAGAGCAACATGTCTGCAGAATCCCCGTTCCAGCCTGCGCGTGGCAAGAATCAGAAGGTCACCGCCAGCACCACGTCGGCTACCATCACCTGCGGTGCCGGCAACCACGCCATCCGTGTAGTCAACCAAGGTGCCGTGCTTGGCTACTTCGTGACGTTCAAAGCATCCGATGAACCTGGTAAGCAGTGCACCACTGCCGAAACTCCTGTGGCCGTCTCTGGTGGCGCTGGCTCGGTGCTCGTCATCGAGAAGCCTCTGGATCACGACAGCATCGCCTACCTGGCCGATTCGACCACGACCGTGATGCACTTCCAACCTGGCGAAGCGAGCTCCTGATCATGCAAATCCCCATCCTAAACGGCATCTACACGGATGGGGTGTCCGATTTTCGGACTTCCTATCCGCGCAACATGGTGCCCGTGCCGAAGCAGCAAGGTATCTCACAAGGCTACCTGCGGCCGGCAGAAGGCATTGAGAAGTTGGGTACCGGTCCGGGAATCGATCGTGGCGCCATCAACTGGAACGGCGGTTGCTACCGCGTCATGGGCACCAAACTGGTGAACGTCGACGTCGATGGCACCATCACCACATTGGCTGACGTCGGAGGCGATGGCCAAGTGACGATGGACTACTCGTTTGACCGGTTGGCCATCGCATCGAGCGGCAACCTGTACTACTGGAATGGTAGCTCGCTCAGTCAGGTCACCGACACCGATCTTGGCCGCGTGGTCGACTTCATCTGGGTCGACGGCTATTTCATGACCACTGACGGCACGTACTTGGTTGTCACTGACCTGAACAACCCGATGTCGGTGAATCCGCTCAAGTACGGCAGCTCGGAAGTCGATCCCGACCCGATCAAGGGCCTGGTCAAGCTGCGGAATGAGGTGTACGCCGTCAACCGCTACACGGTCGAAGTATTCCAGAACGTTGGCGGCGACTTCTTCCCGTTCGAGCGCATTGAAGGTGCCCAGCTGCAACGCGGCAGTATCGGCACGTTCACGGCCGTGATGTTCATGGAAAACATCGCCTTCTTGGGCAGCGGCCGCAATGAGGCGCCGGCGGTCTGGATCGGCAGCAACGGCTCGACCCAGAAGATCAGCACCCGCGAGATTGATCAGATTCTGCTCGAGTACACCGAAAATGAGCTGGCGGCGTCGGTCATGGAGGTCCGCGTCACCAATGGCCACCAGCTGCTGTACCTGCATCTGCCGGACCAGACCTGGGTCTACGATGGTGCCGGGTCGCAGGTCGTGGGCGAGCCTGTTTGGTTCAACCTGACGTCCAGTTTGATCGGCAAGGGCACGTACCGCGCTCGCAACTTCGTCTGGTGCTACGGCCAGTGGATGTGTGGCGATCCTACCAGCAACTGCCACGGTCGGTTGGTCAGTGACGTCTCGTCCCATTACGGGAATGTCAACGGCTGGGAATTCGGCACCGTAATTCTCTACAATGAGGGTCATGGGGCGGTCTTCCATGAACTTGAGCTCGTGGCGCTGACCGGCAACACCGTCTTGGGCACGGATCCAACCATCTGGACATCCTACACGGTGGACGGTCAGACCTGGAGCCAAGAGCGTTCCCGCTCAGCTGGTAAGCAGGGCGAGCGCCTCAAGCGCTTGGTCTGGTTGCAGCAGGGCCACATGCGTCACTGGCGCTGCCAGAAGTTTCGTGGCACCAGCGACGCCCACATCTCAGTCGCGCGCTTGGAAGCGACGGTCGAGGGACTAAATGTCTAATAACCCGCTGAATATTACTCGCAATCAGCTCGCTGAGTTCTTGCCGAACCAGCGAGCGATTCGTGTGTTTGAGCAACTGCTCAA